CCCTCCAAGATCGCCTTGGCTTCGGGCAGGGTGCTGACGCTCTCCAATGCCGCGACGATCGCCGCTTGAAGGGTGCCCGCGTTCTCCACCGAACCGCAGGCCGAACAGTCGCACGACTCAGAGACATTGCCCACGATGCCCGCCGCCCAATCAACGCCGGTTGATCCGCCCCAGCCCAGCCACGCAACATACCCCGCGTCTCGCCACGGCTCAGCCTTGTATTCGTCGGCTACCGTCGCGTTCTTGCGGTGTCTGGCGAAGGCTGCCATCCGACCGACAGTCTCGCGGGAGAGTCGTTCCCCGCTGGCCAGTTGGTTGGCCCGAGTCCATCCAACCTGAGTCATCCCCGCCACCGCATCGCCGTGTTCGTCCCGCCATCGCAGCACCTTCTTCGCGTTGTTCCTCGCGGCTTCAGGGGCATCATAGCTGTCTTCCGCCTCCGCGAATTTGTCTACCGTGGCAGACACAACAGGGGCCGCAGGTGGAGGGGCTTCCTCCGCTCGGTTCGCCTGCTCCTGCTTCCAGTCCAGACCCGCTTGGGTCGCAGCCGTCTTCTTGCTCAGCAGACCGTTCTGGATCTGGATCGACTGCACGTTGGCCAACTCTTGCGGGTTGCGGCTGGCAACGCTGGGCATCTCCGTGTTGATGTCGATCAGTGCTTCGATCTCCTGCCACGGCCGTTGAGGGAGAACGCCCCGCTCCCACTCGAACCGCAACACCTTCCACAACAACCCCTCGAACCGCCGGGCGTAGAACGATTGATCCGCCTCACGGGCTTTGACGAAGGGAGACTCGGCCACGAGGGTCGAAGCATAGTTGGCGTTGCTGGCATCGCCCGAAACCATGTATTCCGGCATCGCCCACCGAACGCCGACGATCCGCAGGAGTTGCTGGGAGACAGCCAAGAACCCATCGTTCCTCTCCGCTCCCATTGGCCCGGGCTTGTAGACCAGCCCCGGCGACGGCTTGAGGATCGTGCCCGGTCGATACTGCTGCACTCTCTGCTGCTTCTGGCCGCCGCCGATCACCTGCCGACCGTACTGGGCTACCGCATCACTGGCCCCCAGCGTCTGTATGCTGGCCTGTGACGTGCCCGGGGGAGCCTCCAAGATCCACGCGATGGCCGCCTGAAGGGCAGCACCTTCCGCCATGTTCCGGCGAAGTTTGGCCTCTCTGGCGATCTCCTCCACGATGAGGAACAGATCACTCACGCCCCGCTTTGCGTTACGTGGGCTTCCCCGGCTGATGTGGAGCATCTTCCGCTCTGGCACATAGTCCCAGTCCATCCCCCCATCGTCGCGGGTGACGTGATAGCCCAGCACCATGTCCGGCCGACGCTCCGGCGTGCGAATGCCGAAACTCCACGATGTCGGGCCGTCAAAGTCGTCCAGCCATTCCTCCAGTTGCCGCACGTTGCCCGGCTCGCGGATCTGGTCGGGCTCCAGCACGCACAGCGTAGGGGCTCCCGTCAATCCGGGCTCCAAATAGGCGAACGCCTCCCCGTCCTCTCGGCTGCGGTGGTGGAGTTCCCGATCGAGGCTGCCCGTCATGTCGTGCGAGTCACAGAATCGATCGATGATCCGCTGGCACAGATCAGCGAGTCCCGCATCCTGGGACTGGGCCGTGAACACGAACCCCGGGCCGAAGGTGTACTCCGCCAGGCGATCCAACGCCGCTGTGCTGACAGGCGTCAGGAGCCCCAGATTGCGGGCCGCTCCCCGGATGTATGCCAGGTCGATCTCGGTGTCATAGTACGGCTTGTAACGGCCGTCCGCTCGATCGGTGAGCGATGTGAACGGGTTGACGGCCGACGGGTAGCCGAACGTGGGGTCATCGTACAGGTAGCCCCGTCGATCAATCGTCTCGGGAACAAACGCCTCAAACAGTCTCGCCAGTGCCTCGCTCATGCTTCCGCTCCTGAATCCGAAGTGTCTTGGTCTTCCGCCCACACCGCTGGCATTCGCGGTACTCCACGCCCTGTGTGCTCGATCTTACCCGAGTTGCTGCCCCGCACGAACACCGAACCATGCCGCAGGGATGCCGTCGCTCTACCCGCTCCATGCGAGATCCTCCGCGTCCTCAGGCTCGCCGACCATGCCATTGAGGCAACGGACTGCCATCTCCAACGCATCCGGCCCGTCGTCGTGATCCCCACGGGGGAACTCGCCCAACTGATCCAAGAGTAGCCGCGTCCCCGGGTTGTCTCGGAACCGGAACAGATCGGCTGCCAGCAGTGGCCCGAGGCTCGACACTCTCAACACCTTGTTCCCCGTGTTGACGATCGTCTGGAGGGGCATCACGCATCCGGCAGACATGGCCGCAGACTGGAAAGACTCGCCCAGCACCCTCTGGAAACCGTTCCCCTCCAACACCATCAGATTCGCCTGATGCCGCTGGTACATCGCGACGGCATCAACGGCAATCTCGGTCTCCGCTCTCCGCCTGATATCCGCGTCGATCCACAGCCGACCGCCAGACCGCCCGACGAAGACGATGGCCGAGTAGTCGCCCTTGCGGTCATCGGCACCCAGCGAAGGATCGACAGCCACCACACCCACATCGAAGGCTTCAGGCCACCGGGCAGCCATGCACCGATCGCCGAGGAATTGGCCCCACTTCGATTCGCCCCACTTGCCGGGCCTCTGCTGGTACATCGCCCGCCACCAGTATTCCGACCGTTGGGCCTGCATCTCCCGCAGCCTGTCAGCCGGGTATCGCTCGGGCCAGAGGGCTTCCCCAGGCTGCCGCCCGAGTGGATCGCCCCCCTCTGCAATCGCTGGGAGAGTCAGCCGCCGGATCGCCCCGCCAGCCTTCAGCAGCCGACCGAAGATGTCGTCTTCATGCCATCTGGTCATGATCCCGATCGTCTTCCCCCCGGGCTCCAATCGCGTCGATGCCGTCGACTGCCACCAGTCCCAATGATTGTTCCGGGTGGTCTGGCTCAGGGCTTCCTCAGCGTTCTTCACCGGGTCATCGATGATCAGGAGATGTGCCCCCCGCCCTGTCATCGGGCCCCCGACGCCTGCCGTCGTCATCCCCCCACCGTCTGTCGTGCTCCAATCGTCTGCCGCTGTGTTGTCTGCTGACAGCCGGCGCGAGAACAGCGGGCCAGCCGACTCCGCGAACACTTGCCGTGCCTTGCGTCCCCAGCTTCTCGCAAAGGTGGCTTCATACGCTGCCAACATCACCCGCCGCTCTGGCCACACCCCGAGATACCATGCGGGCAGGAAGCGGGAGACGAGTTCGCTCTTCCCGTGCCGTGGGGGAGCCTCGATCAGTAGGATCGGCTCACTCTTCCCCGTCAGTGTGTCAATGATTGCCCGATCGATGGCCGCGATATGCCGGGGAATCCGGAATCGCCCGTTACTGGCCGTTCGGGCCATGATCGCCGGTGTTGCGCAGGTAGTCGAGATAACCTTGCTCATGTAGCAGCCCCCGGACTGTGTCTCCCACGCTCACCTGCACCCCCACGTTGACCTCTGCTGGTGGGGCTGGATCGTTCTGCCCGTGCATGTCCACCAGCACCCGCGCCGCGTTGACCCTCGCCCGCTCATCCTCCCCACGTAGGGCCAGGTTCGCCATCGCCACAGGGATCGCCGCCAGCATCTGATCGGTCACCACCCACCCACGCCGCACAGCAGCCCCTATGAGCCTCACGTCCTTCCCGGCGGTCCGTTGGTCGATCTCTGCGCCCGGGCTCGCTGGCGGGGTCACTGGCGACGGCACGAGGGGCTTCCCCGCACCGCCCCCCAATCCCCCCTTCAGCGGCTTGTCGTCAGCGGGTCGGATCATTGCCCACCCTCCAGTGTCGCCTGTCTTCCCGTCAGCGTCTCCCACCGCTTTACGATCACGTCGCAGTATGCCGGACTGATCTCCATGCCGTAGCACTTGCGGCCCAGTTGCTCGGCGGCGATAAGGCACGTTCCGCTTCCGATGAACGGATCGAGGACGATCGCACCGGACAGAAGACTGTTTTCTATCGCCCGGACAAGCAACTGCACCGGAGATTCGTATGGATGTCCGGTCCTGTTTTCTGGGGCACCAGTTGTGGCCCTCGGGATTCTCCATACGTCCGTGTCAAACCTAGAAATAGAGTGCTTGCCAATACTCCCGAACAGGATTATTTCCGATTGCGTGGCATATCCGTTGTTGACATCTCCGGCCGAATGGCTGCATCTATCCCAAACAATGTGAGAGCGCAGATCACACACTCCCGAAACTGCATGATTCCAGAACTCCAGAACCGACCATGTTGTTTTGACATAGATGGCACCGGAGGCAGGCAAGCAATTGGCCAGCCATTCTGACCTCGGAACGTCGTCACCTTCGATTGCCTCGAACTTGTTTGCCCTTCCGTCCTTTGATTTTCCGTGTCCCGTGTAGTTGATGCCAAATGGCGGATCTGCCCATAGCATCTCCGCCTTCGCCCCCGCCATCAGCCGCTCCACATCCTCGGCCTTCGTCGAGTCGCCGCAGAGCAGCCGATGATCGCCAAGCAGCCACAGGTCGCCCGGCTTCGTGATCGGATCGACGGGAGGCTCTGGCGCTTCGTCTTCGGTGATCTCGGCATCATTCAGCCCATCAAGAATCCCCGCCTCTTCCGCCAGCTCGGTGAACATGTCCGCGAGTGCTTCCGACGCCGTTTCGACCTCTTCCAGCAACTCCCGCAACTTGTCAGCATCCGCTTCGGCCATCGCCCCGAGGGGGTCGATCGTCGCCAGCAGCTTGTCGGCCTCTGCTTCGTTCACGTCCAGCACCAGCACCGGTACATCAGCGTTGCCCAGCGTCTCCGCCCGCAGGTGCCCGTCAATCAGCATCAGGCCACCCTCTGGGGTCTCCCGGGCCAGCACAGCACCAGCGATGCCGACCTCTGCCAAGATTCCGCGTAGGGCGTTCTGCTGTCCCTCTGGATGCGTTCGCCAGTTCTTGGGGTTCGGCTGCAACTGGCTCGCGGGAACGTACCGCAGTTCCTTCACTCGGTTTCGGATGTTCACGAGTCTCTCACCTGCAATGTCGCCACGAAGATTCGCGTGTTGCTCCCGCTCGTCGTCCCCGTCACCGTCAGCACGTAGTCCAC